CCAGCGACCATTACGTTGGCGAGAATTTCAGCGTCCGTCAATCCCATCCGGATAAGGACTAGAATATCAAAAGCGACTTGCGATACGGAGTTTCCGAAAATGGTTAACAACCATCCGCTCTTCATGATGCCGGCTACAGTAACTTCGTAGACTTCACCGTTGGTAAACACGAACTGTGCTCCTTCAGCGACTTCTCGAATTGCTCCCCGCACATCAATGATGTATTGAGCGAACTCCTCATCGTCCATGTCCGCTGGCTGCACCGCCAGCCGGACTACCAATTCCTCCAGAATCACAAAGAAATAATCGAACATGTTGTAGTCCCAATTACTCTTATCGCACTCAACCACCTTCCTTCCCTTGAACAGGGCGTTTAAGTGCTCACAGTGACCTGGGTTCCCGGGTGAGAAAGCATACTTGACTGGGCTATCTTTCCAATTAGCCACTGCTACTTCAAGCATCTCCCTAAACAGGGCTTGATTTTTGACCATCTTTTCGAGAGGAAAACCGGTAACACAACGAGGCATGCCTCGACCTAGCTTCTTACGCTTAGCGGCTTCCGCTTTCAGGAACAACTTCAGTCTCAATGCCGCATTCCACTCCCGTTCGACTAGTTCTACTACGCCTGTTTTACCAAGCTTTCGCAGAACGTCTCCGTTAGTGGCCATACCCATCTGCTGATGTGGTGATCCTGCACTTTTGCGCTCGTTAACTAAATTTGAATCAATGATTCTCATTATGTTCTCGGGAGATCTGTAACCTTTCTTCGGCTCATACTTATTCGCCTCCATCATGCTCTCGAGCAAATTCACAGTGCGCTCAATTTCAACCGGCGTTGGGGGAGCCACGCATCTCTTTACGTTCTCCTCAAACAACTCCAAGTGTTTGATGCCACTGACTTTCTCAGTTTGCATATTGATGTCGGGGTAAGTCTGCTCTCCGGCTACATATCCCAGTTTTGCTATATCCTCTTGCCTCTCGGCGAAATACTCAACTACTTCCTGATTCTCTGCGGGAGTTTTTCCACAGTGAACAGGTGACACGTCCTCACAGCGCTTGATAATCGTTTGCACGACCGGTGGCGCTGTAGCTGTCTTTTTGGGCTCCTCTGGGGAGCAAACCTTTTCGTTGAGCATGCGTGTTGGTCCGACGGCATTCTCCCTACGGCGTCTCATAATTCTGTAATCATCGTCGTCGTCATCTGAGTAATCAGCCCAGTTACGTCCGGTTTTTGACACAAAATCCGTAGTTAAAATCCTATCGGTTGAGTCGTAGCCATTTCTAGCTAACTCTTCTTCACTTACAAAACGCGCGCGACCGTTGGCAGTAACCCCTACTCT